TTAGTTCTTCGCGTACACACTATTCTGTGCGGCACTCGCCCCCTTCCTCGGCACGACCGCATCCAGGCGCTGCGAGAGAAGCCCGATCTGCAGCGACACGTCGCCGATGCTCTTGCGTAACGCTTCCATGGAATCGCGCTGGACATCAAAGCCGCGATCGAGCCGCTCATTGATCGCCTTCACCTGCGCCTCAACGGTCGTTGTCCGATACTGATAGTTATCGAGTGGCTGCAGGCGATCCTCGATCTTGCCGAAACGGGCGTCGGTGGCGGCGCGCCGGACGGTGGCCCCGGCTTCGAACTTGTCCATCCGATCGATGAGGTCGTTGATATTGTTCGAGGCGTCGGCAAAGGCCCAGATGCCGCCGGTGAACATGCTCAGGAAGCCGACGACGGTGAGGCCGAGGTTCCAGCTGATTTCCGTTTTCACGCTGCCAATTTCCGTCATTGGAAGCCCTTTCGAAGGTCGTCATAGAACGCGACCGCATCCGCCCGTCTTCCCTCGCAGACCTTCAGCGCACCGATGTAACGAGCAAGTGGTAGGCGGGGATCCGCGCCGGCCTCGATCGCCGGATGGTGACAGGGTTGCTGGACCGTCGCCGGCATGGGCGGCAGGTCAACGCGCGGCGTCACCCTGGAGCTTGCGCAGCCGGTCGACATCATCCCGATCGAGCACGCAGCGAGCATCGGCCGGACGTGTCGCCAGTTCTTTCTCATAGTCGTCGACCTGTTGCTCGAGGGCTTCGTTCTCGGCCGCGCGGGTTAGCTCGCGCGCGACTGCGGCATCGAGGGCCTTCGCGCGGGCAGAAGCCTGCCGCGTTTGCTCGGCCGCCATAGCGGCGTCCCAGCGGGCATCAGCTGCGGCAGCCCCGTTGCGGTGCCCGAGGCCATAGAGACCCGCCAGCGCCGCCAGCACGAGCGCTACGCCCACGATCCAGCGACCAAGCGGTGAGAGGAGCGCGGCCATCACAGCCCGCTCACGCAAAGCTCGGCTTCGCCGATGCGGGTCGCGTCGCCCATCTCTCGGCGCTTGACGAGGCCGGGCACTGTCTTGCCGCCGGCCTTGTTGAACGCGGTGGCCGCTTCGCAGCTTTCGCGCAGCTTGCCGAGGCGTGCGAGGCGCGCGGCGCTTGAGTTGCAGGCCGCGCCGGTCCCGATATTGTAGGCGAGCGAGATCATGCTCGCCTGCCAGCTGATCGGCCGCTTCTCGAAGCCGAAGATGCAGCCCTTGAGCGGCTCGAAATAGTCGCGGCGGACGCGGACGGCCGTGCGCCGATCGCATTCAGCTGGCGTCACCTTCATGCCGGGGCGGACATTCGCCGTGTCGCCGTCGCAGATTGTCAGCACGCCGACGATGTCCCGATAGGCGACGAGGCTGCGGCCCTCCCAGGGCTGGATCAGGACGACGCTCGCCAAGGCGACGGCGCCGACCGCTCCGGCTCCGGCGATAGCCGCTTTCGCGCGCCGGCTGCTCTGGATCTTATTAACCGGCATCGTCGCCTCCCATCGTCTTGGGCTGCGCGACGATGCGGGCGAGGAAGGCGCCCGCCACGACGATCAGCGTCAGGGCGGCGAACAGGCGCGGCGGGATCTCGTCACCGATGATCGGCAGCGCGACCTCGAGCCCCGAGAACAGGGCAGCCAGCAGGATGAGACGGATCGACCACGCGTGCTTCAGCACCGCGCGCCAGTCACTGACGAGCTTCATGTTGAACTCCGGAGATGATGGGAGAATTCGGCGCTGCGGGCGCTATCGGTGATCGGCGGGGCGCCGCTTCGCGTCGTCGAGCGCCGGGCGGCTACGCTTCATGGACCGTTCGAAAGCGCGCTGCTGAGTTATGACGATATGGAGGGCGACGGAAAACAGCACCGCTCCGCCGACATAGATCCCTGTCATGGCGAGGAAGAGCAGCGGCTGCTCTCCGTAGGCGATCCAGCCGCTACGTGAGCGGACCTCGCCGATCGTAACCGCCGTGTAGAGATTGGCGATGCCGAACCCTATGACGCCGAGCGAGAGGATCGCGAAGCCGAGCAGTTTGATGCGCTCCTTCACGGTCGCTGACCGGGGCTTGGCATAAAGACCCCCTCCCCTGCCCTACCACGCTTTGCGGGAAAGGAGCCGGCAGACGCCTCAGCTCGCGCGGCCTCGAGGCCGGCCGCAACCGGCCCCCTCTTTCGCGACAGCGGTAGGCCTCCCGAAAGAGGCCTCCGCTGTGGCATGCGACTCGTGTTTGCAGCTGGCGCCACTTGGTTCTGCACAGTCTGAGGGGGCAGATACAGTTGCCTTAAGACCGGTTTCAAAGCAGTACAAGAGTCCTCTCAGTCAGGCCTCAGGCAATCCTGCTCGAGCCGCCAGCGCGCGGATCTGCGCCGCCGTGAGCGCGGTCATGTAGTGTCTCCGGAAGATGAGTGGATCAGGCCGTCAGGCCGTCCCTATGGGAACGTTGCCGGATCGGTGAAGGTGTCGCCATAGAAGGCGCCACCGGCCGCGAATTCCTTCTGGAACTGGGCATACATGGCGGCCTGGAAGGCATTGTATTCCTCGGTGACCGTGCCGCCGAAGCCGCTGTTGGAGCGCTTCGATTTCGTTAGGTCTTCGATCTGCACCCGGTAAAGGATGTTGGACGACTTCTTGTTGTTATTCGCGTTCCCAGTGACACCTCCGGGCGAACCGCCAATCTGAAGCCCGGTACTGTTGGACGATCCAGGCTTTGTCCCGCTCCAGGCGTTGATACCGATGGTGTTGAACCTGGCGCCCTCGGCACTGTTCGCGGAAAATGTTCCGAGCGGAGAAGCTCCGTTGAGCGAACCTCCGGGAGCAGCCCACAAAAAGACATTTCCAGACGAAGACGAAACCAGGTGCGTCGTGGAAGCACTCGGCCCCGCAGCGATTGCGCTGCGTGTCACCCGCTGCCAGATGCAGATGCCAACTGCCCCGGAAGGCACGAGATTGAAGAGATAGTCGCGAAGAGCCGATGGCCCGTTGAACACGCACTTGTTGTTCGAAACCGTTTCATTGACCTGCGACAGGATCGTATGCAGCCCGCCCTTGCCGGAGCGCTCGATCTTGATCTCAGTCGTGCCCGTGACGGTAACGGACGCTGTGAAGTCGAGCAGCGACGCATCAAGCCCGAGCACAATCGCCGCCTGGTTCTTGGCAGCGTTGCCGATGACCTGGCTCTGAATGGGGACACCCGTAAACGCGCATAGATGATGGCGCGGATCCCAAAGCGCAAGTGTCCCCTCCGACATCAAGGGGTCATCAAGCAGCTTGCCGAAGGGAGACGGCTTGGTGGGCGCATCAGCGCCGGACAATACGAAGCCCATTATCTGTTCCAGCCCTGGTTGAGGTAATCCCGCGCGATCGCCGGCTCGATGCACAGCGTGTTGCAGGTCGAGGAGGGGTGAATGCTGTCGCCGCCGCGAAGCTGCGGCGGGATATTGCCGGCGGCGATCGCAGCGAGATCCGCGCTGTCGGCCGTCATGCCGCAGTCGGAGAGGCCGAAATCCATCAGATATTGCCTGATGTCGAACACCATATGGGCTGGGAAGCGGGCCTTAATCGCCTTGTTCGTCGCCTGGGCGGAGCCGCCGTCATTGATCAGCGTGAGGATGCGCACGCGCTGGATGGTCGGCGTGAGGTAGCGAACCATCCGCTCGAGGTCGGTGATCACCGCGGCCTGACCGGCATTGTTGTGCCCGACCCACAGATAAATCGTGTCGCCCCGGTAGAGCGCCGCGTTGGAAACCGTCATCACGCTGTTAGGCGGACACGCGACGGCGCTGCCGGGCGAGGTTCGGGTGAAGGTGTAGACGCCGCTGCCGACAGGATTGCCACCGACGCCACCGGACACCGCTGTGAGGCTGCCCTCAACCCCCTGAAGCACAACAGCGATGTTGCTCGGCCAAGTGCCGGCATTAAAGAGCACGTCATCGGAAATCGCCGTCAGGACGACGGAGCCAGACGCCGGAATCGTGTTGCCGGTCGGCGTGACGAGCAGCGGCTTGCTGCCCTGCCGCGCCGCGATCTCGCCCGAGCGCTGACCCCCCCTGCCCATATTGTTGAAGGTCTGGCCGATCAGCGCCGCGATAGCGCTGCCAGTCATATTGGCCGTGATGCTGTCGCCCCACATGGAGAGCGACTTTGTCGGCATAGTGATCGCGCTGCCGCCGCCGATACCGGCCGGAAACACCGACTGTTCGTCGAGCACGGCGCGGAATTTGCCCTCGGCCGTGAAGCCGCCGAGCAGGACGCCACCTGCCTCGAAGGGAATGAGGTAGCCGCTGTCGCGATGGACAAACCTTGAGGACGCTCCGGCGGGCAAGAGGCGGACTGCGTCAGGGCCCAGCGCGTCTGCGGGGACAATGCTGTCGGCGGAGGCGGCCAATTGAATGGTGCCATCCCGCTTGATCATCAGGATCTTTTCTTTGCCCGAGCCGGTAAAAGCCGGGGCAGTGATTACGCCGAGATATCCGGTGTCTGGATGAAGCGCCTGGATGGTGAACGCTCCGAAACTGCCATCGGTGACAATCGCGTCCGACGCCGGCAGCCTGTTGACGAGAGTCTGCGTGGTGCTGCTGTCCCGGCGGTAGAGCGTGGCCGCGATACCGGAACCGACTGTGCCGATCACGGCAAAATACTGGCCGTCCGCGACGGATGCGCGGCCCGTCGCGATGTCAGCCTTGGCGTTGGTATAGGCCAGTGCAGCGTCACGCGCCGCATTAGCCAAAATGACGTCGGCGCCGGTCTGAACACGATCCAACCCCGTCTGCGTGCGATCAGCGGCGGTGGCCTTAGTTGCAACTACAATGCCGGTGGGGGGAATAGCGGGGATCGGCATGGCGGCCTAGCTCCCGGTGAAATAGAAGACATCACCGGCGGTGCCGATGACATAGACTTGGTTGGCGTTCGTTGGCGTGCCGGACCATGCGTCTCCCGGCGAGAGGCGATAGCCGTTGCCAGTCCCATTATCGGTCGCCGTGACACCTGAGGCGCCAACGAAACCGTTTCCGGCATTGGTGTCGCGCGCCTTGATCACAAGACCATTCACCAGTGCGCGGGACGGGAGTTGGACCGCGGAGCCAGTCATGACGATCTGCCCATAGGTGAGTGTTCCGGGGGCAGAACTGACCGGTATCGGGTTGGCTGCGGCGACGTCGGCGCCGCCGATCTGAATGCCGACCTTGCCGATGACCGCTGAGCTGGCCGCGAGCGTGATGCCGGCGACGAACTTGTCGCGAAGCCAACGCAGGAAGCCATTGGTCGTGCTCGCGCCTGTGTCTGCCGCCGCGTCGGCGTTTGCCCCGCCTAAGCTGGCGTCAGCAGCGGCGCCGACCGGAAGCGGCAGAGCAGTGCCGAGCTTGGTATTGATCGCTGCCAGATTGCCGCCAGCTTCCAACGCGGCGCCCGCCGGCAACGGCAACGCCGCCGCGGTGATCGGAACGCCATCGTCAATCGTGGACGTGATGGCGTTGATCGCAGCGACCTGCGTCGCAGACAACGCCTCGAAGTCGACAACGCCGAGACCGCTGGCCGACGACAGAAACTGAAGGGGGACGAAAGGCCCCGCGCCTGTCCCAGACAAGTCCCAGCACTGAATCTGCATGAGGTTGCCGGCGCCATCGCGGATGGGCTTGGTAACGATTGAGCCTGACATGATCACACCCACCCGAGGAGAAGGTTTCCGGAATTGTAAGGACTGGAGAAATCGAGCTGGCCCGTCGCCTGCGGCTCGTCGCTATCGAGGTTGAGTCCGCCCAGCCCATTGACGGCGCCGTAGAAAATCGTCGTTTCGCCGCCGTCCCGATCCTCAATTTCATACTGAGCGATGCGGCCGAAGGGGATCATGCGGCTCTCCGCTAACGTGCGGGACCAGATGAATTTGCGGGCGACGGTATCAACGATCAGGCTGCCGCCACCGTCCGCGACAATCAGCAGTTCTGCTCCGCTCCAGATCGTTAGCTGGCAGTCGACCGTAGCCACATAGCCGTCCGGCCAAGGCCATTCGATTGGCGGGAGGTTATTGCCGCGCCAAACGTCAATATCTTGCAGTGTGGGCAGGCTCATAACCGAGCCTTCCAATTGCCATCAACTCGTCCCGCGCATCCCCCCTCAAACGGTGTAACGATACCTTGGCAAAGCCGGTATAGCCCCATCGCAACCCTTCCCCCGAAGGAATTAATACAGCCAATGAGTTGTATCATTGTGCATTGCGCAAGTGGAGTCCCACACCCAAAAGTTTTAGAAACGAGAGCACGAATGCTAGGCTTCAACCGTTTGATGTCTGTGTTCATGATCGAAGCGCTGCGACCCCGCGGCTGAGAGGTATGACCCGCCAACCGCAGAAACAGTGGATTGCCCCGCCACACGTCGATATCGATGAGCGTCGCCATGATCAGGCCGGCCAACCGGCGGCGTCGATCTCCGCGAAGGTTGTTACGGTGCCAGCGTCGATACCCGTCAGCAGCGCGCTGCATCGTGAACATCTGATACTCTCACTTGCTATCAAAACCCGACGCGGCAGAGTCTTACCGGGCTGTGCACAGCAGCGGCGGCGACGGTAAGGTCACTGACGTCGGGCGGGGACAGACTTGCCGGATCGGCCCCGCAGTCCGGACAGCACAGCTGACCGGGCCGCCCGCTCCTTTCAAGATCGCCAGCCGTCGCGAATATTCAGGCGGCGAGCCATGTTAGACTGCCGGCCCGCTGAGCGGCCAAGTCGATTGCATTCATTTGTGCTGCCGTAATCCCGGCGACGGTGAGATCGACCGTGTAGGACAGATGCACAACCATGCCAGCATGGCCGGTGAAACCGATCACGCCGCCGCGGTTTCCGATGACCATCTCCTGCGTGAGGGCAGTCAGCGGCGTCGCCGCGACGGAGGCCCCGACCGCGCGAAGGGTGTTGTCCTTGTAGACTTTCGGAAAGCCCCCCTCGATCGCAATGGCAAGGTGGTGTGGGGCGTTGTCCGGGGCGCCGACCCCGGTAATGGAGGCAAGGCCGATGTCTCCGTTGCCGCCTGTATAACCGGAGAACTTGCCGTCTATGCGACCTCCCGTCGACGGCCCCCAAGAAAGATAGATGCCGGCGGTTCCATTTCCGTTGCCCGCCATCTTGGAGATGATATTGGGGTTGGTCGCGTCGGTCTTAGAGGGCACAGTGACGTGGGCGGCAACATAGTAATCGTGGCCGAGATTGGCCTGAAACAACTGTGCGCCCGTGTCGACCTGAACGCGCGTCGATTGGTTGTCCCCGATCTGCAGCCCTTTGCCGGCGATGATCCGAGCGCCCGCGACATAGAGATCGATGAAGGTATAGCCACTGCCGGGATTCGTGATCGTGTAGCCAGTAATGACACCAGCCGTCACAATGGCTGTGACAGCGGCTCCAGTGCCATCGCCATAGACGTAGACGCGCGGGGCAGAGCTATATGAACCGCCGCCATTATCGATCGTGACGCTCGTCAGCGCCCCGGCGGTCAAGATGCCAGTCAGCTTCCCGCCGCCGGAACGGGCGAGGGTGTCGGTTTTCAACAACCCGGTTGGGGTGCCGGTATCGCTGAGATCGCCAATTGGAGCATTGATGATCGGGATCGCGGACTGATTGATGACCTCCTGGCGTGAGAAGTCTTTGCAGAACAGGAAGGCAGCCGGGTTGATGCCATATGAAAGGATCGGGTGCTTGCCGATGCGGACCAGGCCCGTCGTGCTTTGCAGGGCGTTAGGCGATCTGAAAACGCGCGTGTTGGCCATGGCGGGTCAGGCTCCGTAAAGGCTCTTGAGATGAAGATCGATGCCTCGGGCAATTTCGGTTTTGCCGAGCGTCCCATGATGGACGCCGTCCGTGAGGATCGACGGCAGCACGATGTCGTAGGCAACGCCATTGACAGTTTTGACCGTCGTATAGCCACGCGACTTCATGTAGGCGGTCTGGTCGAAGTAGTTCGGACCCCAAGCCGCGCGGTTGGCCTCATTGATGGCGATAGTGCGCTCAATCAACACCTGACTGGCTACATCGTCCGCAGGGATCGTGCCGGCGTAAGAGCCTCCGGCCTGGGCCGCCGTCAGACGGCTATAGCCACAGACGTCCCCGATCCACGCAAAGCGCTTGATGACGGGCAAGAGCGCCGCGACCATTGCCGCGTTTCGGGCGATGATGGCCGAGGTCGGGTAAGAGCCATCGACAATCGTGATCGAATTGAAATTGGGATAGAGCAGCGCTGTACGGCGACGCAGAACATCCAGGCTCAGGGCTGCTGACGGGTCAAGCGTACCCTCTCCCTTGCCCGAGATGACGCGCATGGTCGCCGGATTGGGGACCGTGACCGCGTCACCGGCGAAGTAGCGCGTGAAGCCGATAACACCCGTCGAGAAGACCTTGGTGAGCTTGCCGGGGATGACCTCGCCTGCGGCCCCCAGAACTTCGATGCGGAAAGAGCAATCGACGTCAAGGTGGTCGAAAATGTCTGGCGTGATCGAAGACACGGCGACATTGCCGCTGGTCGGGATGGTGTTTCCCGAGACAACAAGAGTGACAGGCACAGCGCCCATACGGGCCGCAATATGATCGTCGCGCTGGCCCGAGCGGCCTTCGATGTCGACTGTATAGCCGAGCGGCGTCAGGCTCGGCAGGAAGCCGGGGTCCATGAGCGAATTGCCGAAGCCGACCAATTCCGGCCCGCTCTCGGCCAGCACCTCGCCGCCGGTGAGGATCGATTGCGCATAGAGCGTGCGCGAGCCACTGCGCGTGCTCGGATAGAGGATGGTGTCGCCGTCTGGCAGCAGCGCCGGAACGCCGTTCGGACCGCTCGTCGTCAGGGCCGTTCGAATGCCGCCGGCGCGGCTGCGCTTGTAGATTTGCGCCATGCCGGACCCATCGTCCAGGACCTCGACAATATGGCTCGGCGCGACGACGGCCGATGCCAAGACGGGCGCCGACGATGACGCTGTGGCACCCGCCTTCCCATCGACCTGCGTACCATCGACCAGCATTCCTCTGGTCAGGTAGAGATTTGCATCGACGTCGGCCCGGTCGAGCTGACGGCCCATGTGAAACCAAATCGCCGACTGATCGGGGACATCGATCGCCGCCGGGTTGATGGCGATCACGTTCTCGCCGGCGATGTCGTCCCAAGCAACAGTGATGGTCGCGCCGCCATTCAGGGCGAGCTTGGAGCGGAGGTATCCGTCATCCGTGTTGAACCGATAGCCGACGTCGTTGCTATCCGTCTCGACGGAGATCAGGCGCTTGCCATAGGCGAAACGATCATCGGTGACGATCGTGACATACGATGTCTTGATATCCAGCGGCCCGACCCGCGCTTCGAGCGCCGCCTTGTCGCCAGCCGAAGTCACATACTGACTGTCGTCGGTTCCCGTGATGACCGTCGCCGAGGCCGCCTTGTTCAGCCCAACGGATACTCCAGTCGCCCGCAAAAAGCTGACGCACCTCCATGCGCCGCCGCCATGCGACCGGAAAATGGCGACGTCGCCGACCGCAGTCGTAATGTTGGCGCCCGTCGGCAGCACCAGCGTGCCAGAGTGGGTGAGGATCAGCACGCCGGTAAAGTAAACCGTCCGCTCGATCCCGGCTGGAGCGGTTCCGAGAGCGCTGATGGTCGCGGTGCCGGTGACGGCCGCGAAGTCGCCAGTTGCCGCGCCGAGATTGATGGTCGAGGCAGATGCGATGTTCGCGCCGCCGCGCATCGCCCGCGCGCCAGGTGCGAGGTCCCCCTCGAGCGCGGTCGCACGGTCGGCAACCGCGATGATATCCGCCGGCGACGCTCCGTTCGTGATGTTGGCGCGCGGGACGCGCACTGTCGAGGTGACGCCGTCTACCGTCTTGTTGCCCACCAGATCATCGACAGACGAGACGAGCGGCAGCAGGTTCGCAAAATTGTCGGGCATGCGGAGGCGACCTCTCTCGATCGACCGGGCGAAGTTTTGAGGATCAGGCGGAGCCGAAATGGCCGCCGAAATTGGCGGTGCAGACGCCGGTCACGGCGGATGCGGCCTTGATGTTGAGCGCAGTCGCCGCCGATCCGACGAGCGCCAAACCGGCTGGCATCGGGTAGTAGCCAGCGCCGGCCGGCAGCGGCAGGCTGAACAGCACGGTCGTGCCGTCGCGGATCTGCACCGTGTTGGCGGTCCATGTGGCGTCGCAGATCAGGACGCCCCAGGTCGCCCAATTCTTGACGCCGGCGGCCCCCGCGGCCTTCAGCGCCTGATCGGCATTCGTCAGCACGACAGGGCCACTCTGCCAGCGAGATGCCGACAGGCCGGCGATCGCCGCGATGATCGCGTCCTGCTTTTCTTCCGAGCTCGGATTGACCGGGGTCAGACCATCCGCCGTAAAGGCCACCCGGCCGAGCAGGATGTTGCCGCTGCCGTCGTCGATCGCAGTGTGATCGAAGGCTGCCCCCGTCCCGTCAAGGATGGGGATTGTGGTCACAGTCATGGTGATGATCCCTAGATCCAGGCGGAATTCGCCGGGTTGGACAGGTCGAGCTTGCCGACGCGAGATTCCGCGCTCGTGTCGAGTGTTGCGTCGACGACAGAAGGGACGAGCGACAGGCGGCCAAAGATGTCGGCCGCCGCGATGCCGATCGTGTGCGGCCCGGCCGTGAGGGGTTCGACCGTGTCGAATGGAGGGTAACCGACAAACAGACGCATTGGGCGAAGGTCAGCCCATGACCAGCCGGAGCCCGGCCGGGACCGCATGACGAACTGCGATATGCGGTTGAGCTGCGCCGCGGTCGATGCCGGGTCGGCATCCCATGTATAGCGCCTGACACCACCAACGAGGCCTGTGTAGCGAAGGTTAAAGGGATTGGCCGGCAGATCGTCGCGGACCTGGACGATCACGCCGCTCTGGTCGACAGGGTCGCTTTCGACGCAATAGGCGTTGA